CATATCTAAACTCTTAATATATACTTTTGGTTGTTTCAACCCTTCCACCTCAATAAACGGGTTATATAAATCTAAATTCATTTCTTTTCCCTCCTAAATCACATACCACCTAAAGTAGTCTACTTCTTTTAAATCGATTAACTTACCGCCAAATTTTAACGGTACTTTACCCCTTATATGTTTCAAATCTTTAAACACTTCATATAAATCATTGACTGTCTTTTGATCCGTTTTAATACATATCGTTTCATCGTTTTTCATTGTGAAAATAACTTCATATTCCACGCTTACACCTCCTATTTCAGCCTTTTAGCTATCTCTTCAACTACATTTACAGTTACGCTATTACCAGCTTGTTTATAAAGTTGACTATTGCTGTTAACCTCTTGTGCTTTATCAAATAATTCATCTGAGAAACCTTGCAATCTCCAACACTCCTTAGGGGTTAATTTCCTTATTTTATAATCTGATAACACAACCCCCTGTTCATCTGTTGTAAGCAATGTATTAGCTATATTCTTGCCAACACGTCCTCTTCTAGTCTTTGAATTAGGTCGTGAGAGATTAACACTATCACCAACTGAAGCAACGCTATAACCTTGTTTATTCGCTTCTTTAATTAATACCCCGTGTCTATCTTGTGTTGTTAAAGTAAACATAGGTTCTCCATTTGTCTTAAATCTCCTACCGTTTTGTCTTTTCTCCACTCTATCAGGAGTAAGTACCGGTATTGCTACTTTAGGTTCAGAGTTGCCACCAGCCATTGTACAAATTGTAGGTGATATACCTTCAACATCATAAACTCTCTGAGTAGTTTCAAACTTAAAATAAGGTAAATAAGCTTTAATCTTTATATCATTGTATTTTGGGTGGTTAATAGCCACTTGCTTTGGTACTTTATAATCAGTAGCCATTAACACTCCAACAATACCGTTTTTATCGTGAACAACAGTTCTCGTCCCTATACTAGTTCCATTAGGGTTTTTAGTATTTCCAATAATATTTATTTTTGGTTCAAAATCAGGTTCTTTGTTTTCTCCTTGGATAGGAAAAACTTTGTAGGTACATCCTCCTCTAAGATGTCCAACAATGAACACACGTTCCCTATTCTGTGGGACTCCGAAATTTTTGCTGTTAAGCACTTGCCACTCAACATCATACCCCAGTTCATCCAAGATTTTAAGTATTCTAGTGAATGTTTGCCCTTTGTCGTGTGATAATAAGTTTCTGACGTTCTCAAGCAATAAATAGCGTGGTTTGATTTCTTTGGTTGCTCTAGCAATTTCATAGAATAAAGTTCCTCTAGTGTCTTCAAATCCCAGTTGCTTTCCTGCAATTGAAAAGGCTTGGCAGGGGAAACCTCCGCAAATAACATCGACCTTTGCTCTAAGTTTTCTAAATTCTTCATTAGTCACCTCTTTTATATCGTGATATTCTATTTCATTTTCTGTATTGTGCATTACTTTATAGCTTGATCTTGCAAATTTATCTATTTCACAAAAGCCTACACATTTATGCCCAGCTCGTTCCATACCTAATCGGAAACCACCAATACCGGCAAATAAGTCTAAAAAGTTCATCCTTTTATCTCCTTTATTATCTTGGCATAATAAAAATCTTTTATATCTTTAGCGTTTATTTCGATATCATTTATCCAATACACAACTTTCGGATAGCTATCAGCATAAACTATAGCGTCTTGTAAATTATCCATATCCTTTTTAGTTGCTATCACTTTAATTGTTTCACCATTTTTCATTACAATACTTAAAATGTATTTCATATTTTACCCTCCTAATACTCATATCTATAAGCCATTAATTCTAACTGTAAATCCTCTTCAATACACACACCATATTTATTAATATCTTCTAACGCAAATATAGGTAATGCATAGTTTCTTGCTTTTCTATGAGGATCACTCCAACCAGCTTTTCTTTTAGCCCTAACTAAATATTTATTTAAAAATTCTTCTGGAGTCTCATTTTCTTTTAAATAAACGTCTAAAGTTGACATGATGAAATAACAAGCCGATTTTTGCCTATCAGTTAAATGTTTAAATCTATCTTTTTTAATCATTGTTATTCTCCTATATGTACAATTGCTACTACAACAATTTCATAATCTATTCCATACGTTTTACCACTAAGCCGTCTACCATCTTCCATATACTTGATATCTATGATATATTCGTTCTCATTTAATTCTTTTGAGATAAAATCATTAATTTCATTAGCTATTACTTTAGCATAATTTCTTATTGTTGCTACTCTTTTAATCATTGTTATTATTCTCCGTAACCCCTAACTCATTTAATTCTTTAATCATTTCATCTCTAATTTCTTTTATAACTTCTGAAATTTTATCTTTGTGTTTATCTCTAAAAGATACGTTATAATCAAAATCCATATCAGCTAAACGATAACTTGTTGTTATTCTAATATATTTACTGTAATCTTTCATTACTTTTAAAAGATCGTTTATATTTTCAATTTCTTTTAATAAATAGTTTGCCTCTCGTAATTTTGTATAATTCATTTTACCCGTAAATCTCCTTCAGTTGCTTAAACGTTTGTAACTCTCTAATTCTCTGTTTCTGTTGTTGTATAGTTCGTTCCTTAACTATATTGTTATTAGAAAGCTCCTCAATAGTGTCGCTTGATATATACACACCTAATATCAATCCCGCTGTAAACATTGCTAATAACATTGACAATGTGATTAATATAATCTCTATGTTATCCCAAATTTTTTTAATCATTTATTATCCTCCTAATTCCGGGTTAATTGCTTCAAAATAAAAATCAGTATATTCTTTTTCTTCATTTTTTATCAACTCACCTTCAACAACAGTAATGTATTGTTCAAATTCCATACCACTCTCACTAGCATATATATTAAAATCAACATGATAATTTTTACTATGCTCTACTAAAAGTTCTTGAACATTAATATACCACGCTTGTTTAACTTCTAAAGTTAAATAACAAACTTCATCATCATAAGCACTAAAAAATGATATTTCTTCACTTTCTACAAAAAATCTTCTAGAATTTTTCAAATGTAAGAATTCACTATATGATTTATTATATTTAAAACTACATTCTCTTGAGTCATCTATCATTTTTATATCAATATATTCAGCTTCTGAAAGAATACTTTTTAATTTAACTAATCTAATTTCATTTTCTATGAAATTTTTTAAATCCTCTTTTTTACCTCTAATTTTTAAATATCCTTCACACCAATTCGGCATCTCTTATCCTCCTATCCCGTTCAATTCAGCTGTTTTTTTTGTTTGTTCAGCTTGTTTGTCATCTAGCGCTTTTAATTTTTCTTCTAACCTAGCATTTTTTATCCTTAATTCTATAGCCTCTCGTTTGTCTTTTTCTTTACGTTCTTGATAGTCAGTTGCTTCAATAAATATAAATATAAAGTAAGCAACAACTAAAGTTACTATTCCTGCTATAGCTAATTTCTCTAACATCTCTTAATCTCCTATTTCATTCGCATTCAATCCTAATGCGTTAGCTATTTTCCTAAGACTTTTTCTACTACCTTTGCCATTCCCAGTACGTATTAAATTAATAGTTGTTGGGCTAACTCCACTCATTTTAGCTAATTTCTTATTAGTCAGATTTAATTTCCACATAATATCATCAAGTTTAGTCATGATTAAAACTCCATACTTTTAACAAGTACATCAGTTAATGTATTCGTTAAATCAAGATCAATTCCAGCGTGTTCTACAAGAGGATATAGTCCTTCTTCTGTTAAAGTGTAGTTTCTTTCTTTGTATTTAAAATTAATTTTTTTAACTCCTGCATATCCGCTAGTTTCTTTTTTTATTATTCTTACTAAATTAAATAGTTTTTCTTCCATTCTTCAAGTCCTCCATTAATTCATTAAATTCATTGTCTATCTTCTCTACTTCTTCAATCTCAATATACAGTCCACTGTTCTTATGCCACCTCTTACTGACTTCTAGATCCGTAATTAATCCATCATCTTTGTAAAAGCCCATTTTACACATTACATCTTGCAATAATTTCTGTAAGTTGTCTAAATCGGGGCTAGTTGCTTTTCTCTCACCGTCTTTAGATTTTTGAGTTGGTTCGAATATCCAAATTACTTTTAACCTAATCCCAGTTTCATATCTTTCTTTTGGTTGAAAACCACTTAATGCACGTTGTAAGGTTGCTTTTGACTTCTTAAGGTTTCCTGTATTGTAAAATGTTTTAGTTTTCGTTGAAAATTTCTTTTGTTGTGCTGTAGTCCTTGGCACAACCGCTATCGGTGTAAAAAATTTTAACACTTAATCACCTCCGTTTATTCATCCCACCAGTTAAATTTACCTAGCGTAGAATTTTGATTATTAATTTTATTTTGTTTATCTCTCATTATCGAATTGTACAAACTAGCAATTACATAATTTTCAAAATTAGTAATTTGTTTAGATTTTAAGATTTGCTGTACACAGTAATTAATTTGTGTTTCAGTTACATCTTTTAACACGTCCTGAACTACTGTTACATCAACGCTAACACCGTTTATATTATACTCTCCTGTTGTCTTTAAATTAGCCTGATTTATTGCTAACTCAACATCTTGTTTAAGCTGTTCAGAAAAGATTAAATCGTTGGTGGTTTGATTATATAAATTATCTTTATCAGTTAAACCCTTGTTATTACTAAGTTCTTTATTTTTGATAAAGTTATTAAAATTAATATATATATTATTCTCTTTATTAATCTCTTTTATGGTTGGTGCATTTTGCACTAACTGGTTGGTGCATTTTGCCCTAACTGGTTGGTGCATTTTGCCCTCACCGTCAATGCAATTTGCCCTAACCTCTGATTTTTGGGTTGGTGCATTTTGCACTAACTTAACTTTTTCAGTTGGTGCATTTTGCCCTAACCTAGATTTTTGATTATCAGTTTCATTTTTAGTAATATTTTTATCTAATTTAAGATTTTTATTAAAAGATATTTTATTGTAATTCACTCGATATAATTTACCGTTTTTATGTTTTTTTGTTATTAAAAAGTTTCCTTCCTCTAAATTGTTTAGTATTCTCTTCAAAGTGTCGTAACTAAAACATAACGGGAAGTCCCTTTTTAACATCATACTGATTGATGAAAATGTCCAGTAAGTACCATCTATGAAATATTCATTATTTCTTTTGTTGATAGTACACCAGTAGTCTACTTGTTGTAGGACAAGGGCTTCATTAACCTTTCCTTGTCCTAACGTTTCAAGTAAACTTAAATTTAGTGGAATAACTTTAATTACTTTTTGATCCATAGATTACTATTCTTGCTTAAACGGGTTAATTACATTTTCGAACACATTATCTAAATTAATATCGTTGCCAAAATCATTAAATAAGTTGTTAGTGTTGTTAATTCCACCCGTTCCACTCATTTGCATTTGTTGTTGTTGGTTATTTTGTCCCATATAGCCATTATTTTGCACGTTATGAGGTTGATTGATATAATCTAATGCATTTACCTTATTTTGATTATTGAAGCCGTTATAAGCGTTATTTTGGGCTAAGTTATTTTTTTGGTTAAAATTATTCAAATGTTGGTTAAATTGATTAGCTTGATTATCCTGTTTTGGTTTTGGGAATAATGATAACCCATCAACCATTACATCAGTTGTATATACTGTACTTCCATCTTGCTTTTGATAACTCCCGGTTTGAATACTTCCAGTAACCCCAATTAAATCACCTTTTTGGCAATACTGGGCTATTGTTTCAGCACGTTTGCCAAAGGCTTTACAACTAATAAAATCAGTCTGTTTTTGTCCG